CCAGATATTGAGGTTGTGGTTGTGAACAGGGCTACCAAATCCGTAGCGCTATGGCTGCAAATGGTGGGGCGTGGATCGCGGCCGACTGCAAATAAATCGGCGTTCACAATCCTCGACTTTGGCGAGAATGTGCACCGCTTAGGATTCTGGCAGGAGGCAAGGGATTGGGGCAAGGCGTTTGCTGGGATGGAGCAAAAGAAAGGTCAAGGCGTGGCACCGGTAAAGGATTGCCCGTGCTGTGGTGCTGTGCTCTACGCCTCTGCTCGCTTTTGTGAGTTCTGCGGCGAGGTATTTGCAACCGAAAAGAAAGCCGAGCGTGGTAGTTTGGAATTGATGGCCTACGAAAAGCTCAACGGCCGATATCTGTTTGAGATTGCTAAAACGCCAGCCGATTTATGGGAATTAAAAAGCCGTAAGAACTACAAGCAGGCATTTATTGAGCGGGTGCTGTATTATGCAAACTACAGCGAGTTAAAAAGATTCTGGAGGTCAAAGGGATACACCGAGGGCTATACCAACCGCAGAGAAAGAGAATTCGCCGAGGGTGGTGCAGTTAAAAATTTTATCGTTAAATTATGAAAACAAACAATAAACAACAAACGGCAGTAGAGTGGTTAGAATGGGTTACTGATATTGAATTAAAATCACTTGAAAAAGGTATTATTAATTTAACTGCATTTAAGTTGAATTTGTATTTTAACATTAACAAAGCCAAAGAAATGGAGAAGCAAAGAATTATAAAAGCGTGGAAAGCAGGGGATGGTAAATACGATAAGGTTGCGGATAAATTAGCAGAAAAATACTACAACGAAACCTTCGGAGGAGGCAAGCAATGAAAACTTTTATAATAACAGTCGAAATCGAACACACAGACAAAACCTTTAATTCAACCGAGATACAGGAATTTATCAAAGGTATATCCATCCCAAACACTGAGTGGGTGAAGGTAATGAAGAAGGCTTTTAAGGAAACAACGCTGGGGCATAAGGCGTTTGGTATTGAGGTAACTTATGCTATTAAGGAATGAGGTGGACAGAAGAAGAAATCGAGCAGCTGCGGATTTTGTACCCTAAAATGATTACCAGGGAGATTGGCGAGAAATTAAACAAAACCAACCGCCAAATTTACGATAAGGCGCAACATTTGGGACTCAAAAAAGACCAGAAGTTTTTGATGGATTACTACCGACAAAATTACAAGGGCTACCCACGCACTCAATTTCAAAAAGGAATGACAAGCTGGAACAAAGGCACCAAAGGCGTTATGATTGGCGGGATTGAAACCCAATTTAAAAAGGGACAAGCACCGCACAACACCAAGCCGATAGGATACCGTAGTTTGCGCGATGGTTACCTAGTTGAAAAGACAGAGCAGGGTTTTAAGTTTGTGCACGCAGAATATGAATGTTCATAATATCAAAGTTAATAAAAAGATAGTGGCAATCGTGTAAGTCGTACGACGCAGGCGGTTGTATCGTTTGTCGCGTTTCTGCAACTCATCTAGTAGCTTGGCCTGTATCTTATCCTGTTGCGCAATTACCTCCGCATCAATCTTCAACTGCTCCCTGCACAGTGCTAAATTTTCTCTAGCCTCTGCGCCCTTGATCAGGTAGTAATTATTTGCCGAGAGAGTCGAGCTGTCGGTGCATTGCGATAAGGCGCAATGTGGTGCTGCAAGAAGTATCACCATTAAGAGTAATGTAGAGCGTATCATATTTTTGGTTAATTACTAGTTGAGTATCGTGGATGGCCTTGTACTTTAGTCGGATTTGATAGAGCGTATCTAAATCTTTTTCAACGATCCTAATCGCAGGGCCGTGCACAATGTGCTCTTGCTTAGGTACGGCAAACTCGACGTACATCATACCGCCCACAAAGAGCAGCACAAAAAGCAGAACTGTCAAACTGCCTTTACTCATCTTTTGGCTTGCCGCTGAACTTATCGACTGATGTAAATCCGAGCGTTAAAATGGTTACCCACTCAACAGCTGCAACTAGTTCCGCACTGGGTGCAATCTCCTGCGGGCTCATTGAGTTGTGTGCCATCGTTCCAAACAGGACAAACGCCCCAATGATTCCAACAAAACGCTTGCTAGATAGTTGGCCGTTGTCGCCTTTAAAAATTTCTAATAGTTTTTTCATCGCCCTTGTCCCCTGTATTTTTTGAGTGGTTTGTTATTCTTTGAATGTACGCCCTTGTTTTTACGCTTGGGCTTTGGTTGCCATAAGGCGGTTGCTTTGGTGGTCTTTGCCTTTGCCATTACTTATAAATATACAATCTAAACCAGTTAAAATCTTCAGTACCTCCATTCTTTTGATACTCTAAAAAAGCGTCAAAGATTGGCCCTGCATTCTTACCCTCGTCCACAACCATAGCCGTATCAATTCCTGCGGTGATCATCTTAGCAACAAACACTTCCTGCACCTGCTCCAGTGCAACAACTTGCGCCTCTGCCTCAACAACCGCCTCAACTAGCTTGGCCTTTTCTTCTGCCTTTTCTTCTACCAATGCCTCGCTTACCTCGTGCGCTTGCTTGGTGGCCTGTCCTACTGCCTGTGTGTTTGCTTTAATCTTCTTCATCAATGCATCCATCTCGTTCACTGGCTCGGGCTTAACTGCCCACGATTCAGTAAACAAATAGCCGAGAGCAAATATTGCGGTGAAAATGTATAGCAGTCGCATAGTGTTAAAGTTTTTTCATCGAGTTAATGATGCGTAGTTCCGTGATAGCTGCGCTCAGTGCACTGTCTGCCGTCTTTAATGCTCTGTACGCTTGCTTTTGCTCTGCTCTAAGTACTGCCATTTCTTTTCTACACTCATCAATCTGCGTTTGATTGTTCGCACGCAAGTCCATATAAAGATAAGAAACAGCCAGTAACATACAAAAAGCCACGGCAGCAACAGGGTTTTTACGAAATTGGTCAAAACTGACAGGCAGCGGATTCGCATTAGGGGTTTTCTTTGGTGCAGTCATTATTCGGGGATATTGCAAAAGGGTGATTCGGGGTTAAATTCACAGAAACGGGCAAGGTAAAGCGACTCACAACCAGCAAAAACATGGATTCCGCACGGAGACGGGAACACCTCTTTAGTTGCAAAGGATTCCAACGGCTCATCATTCCAAAGGATGTCAACGGCATAGAGTGGGGAAAGGTCGGTGCAGTTACCTTCTTCATCGGTTGCAAGGCAGATTTGCCCGATTTCGTGGACGGCACAATTTTGGTAAACTACCGAACCCTCAACCGTTGTGCTGATTTGGGCTTGGTATGTTAGCCATTCGGCTAATGATTGGAATTCGTATTTTGAAAAGGTCATAAGGTGGTAAGTTCAATACATTGTGCATCGGTTAAAGGTGTGGGATGTAGTCCCATTGCTTGGATAAATAAAGCACTACCAAAAGAACCCGACAAATTGGGCAAATCGGTAGGCGTGAAAGAAGTAGCAGAAACAACCTTTGTTCCATTTGCAAAGACATCTGCGGTTGTGCCATTCCACTTAATTGCTAACTTTACAAATGCGCTTGCCCCAAGGTTTGAAAAAAGGATGTTTGAATAAGTTGCCGATACAACTTTGCCAACAATAAAGCCATAACCCGAAGTCGAACCACTAATGTCAAAACTGTTGTTTGCATCTCCAATTCTTAAGGCGTTTGAGTTATCTCTTTGTGCGTTTGATTGCACTCTAAATTGAACAAACCAAGTACCCCCACTGCTTGTAATCAAACCATTGGTGTAGATGTTATTGCGTGAGAATGAGTCCGCAATACGGGTGGCTGATGCGGTGGTTGTTGGTATTAGCGTTGTGGCGTATGCGCCAAGTTCGAGTTGTGCGCCCCATACGAACAATCCGCTTGTGCCGTTGCCCGTGTAAGTTTGCGCCCTTGTTGCCGTTGTTGATGTTTGTATGCAATAATATAAACCAGGGGCAGTTCCCAAAACACAAGTTGCGGTAATCGCACAACGATACCATCCGTTTCCTACGCTTGTGATTGTTGCGGTTGTTCCCGAACCCGTACTACCCACAACTCCATTGGCTAAATCAAAATTCGCAAATGCAACAATGTTTATACTTCCATTAAAAAATAACTGAATAACACTTCTTTCACTTGCTTTTGCATAAACGCTTATTGTGTACGCCCCCGCTGCATATGTGATATTTCCCGCTGCCACAAAATGTTCTGCAAGTGCAGAGTTTTCGACAATCTTGTCCGCATTGGTTGTACCATCGGGTGATGTTGTAGTGTTTGCCGTTACGCTTGTTGCGTTCTTTGTCCAATAGGCATTATCAAACTGCTCACTATACAACGCCAAATTCGTCCTCTGAGGTTCCAACAACAACGCAGGACAACTGCCGTACATATAACTTAATCTCGGTACATTCAACCTATCGGTAGTGGGAAAATAGGTTTGGGCTGAACTGCCTTCAACTAATTGTGCGCCCCAAGCATAAATCGTCAATCCGCTTGAATTGGTATAATTCAAACCCGCATAAAAACTTGCAGTTGGTGTAGCGGTTGCAGTACAACGATACCATCCATTTCCAACATCGGTAATGGTTGCGGTTACATTGTTTGTTGAAACTATTGTTCCCAATGTTAAATTATATCTTGCAGAATATCCCGAACCAAAGTACATTGCAGCAATATCGCCAGTACCCTTTTTCAAATACCAACTTTGTGTATATGTTCCTGCGGATGTTAAAGTTGTATAATACAAAAGTACTGCCGTGCCTTCCGTTATTAAATCCGCAGTATTTGTTCCATTAGGTGCAGTTGTTTGGTTGGCGGTTACTGTCGTTCCTGATAATTTACCCCAAACGCCACTTGTAAAATCCTCACTTTGTTGCAACAAATTCCACGGAACTCGTTGAATCAACCCATCGGCATTTGTACGCCAAGCATCACTCGCCCGTGTCCAAGTTAAATCACCGTTTCCGTTGGTTGGGATTTCGGCATATGCTTTGCCCGACTTGTAGCCCGATGGAATCAGCAACAACGATGCAGTTTGTAGCAACCCACTAACCGCATCCACGCAAGCACCCGCCTCAGTTACTCCACCATCGGCAATAACCCGACTTTGATAAGCCGAAAATATCCCTTGGGCATAATTGGAACGATTGATTCCAACGCCCAACCCTATGCCCATTCTGCGCATTAGTAACCTATTACGCTGCCCGAACTTGTAACGAAACCAGTGATCTTGTTACCCTTACCAGCGGGCAAAAATGCGCCCTGTTTAAAAGTAACGCCCGACATACCGCGTGCACTTAGCACATTGGTTGCCGTGCCGTTTTCCGATGTAACGGTGAACGATGTGAATACTGTATCTTCTTGGGGTATTACTGCGTCGTAACTTACTGAGGTAACTGTTGCCGCCCCGTGTCTAACAAAACCCTGAGAGCCTGCAATGATGTCTGCGCTTGCTTGTGCCATAGTACCCGCAATTTACAAACCCAATCGCGGGCAGACGTTAACAAATTAAATAACCCACCACTGGACGCCGTCGCATATTACCTGCTCAGATTGGTAGAGTTGGTTTAGTACTAGCGTTGTACTGCCGTCAATATCCGCACCGCCTCCAGTAATGACCACAGTGTGATTTGTAGATAGTTTTTTAAAGTAGTATTTTTTGCCCTTGCTCAGCGTTGGATCAGGCAAATCGACGTTTACTGTACCACCACTAGAATCGCACAGGATAAGCTCGTAGCCGTTTGTTATTGTGTGGCTGCCTGCGGTGTAGGTAACAGGCGAATTGTGTTCCTGTATGTGCCAATCAATTAAGCCAGTGCTATCAGTGTACTGCAACATCACCTCCCAGCGTGTATTCAGCGTGGGCTGACTGCTCGGCGCACCGTCTGCATCGTTTACCAAGTATTCCAAAACTTGCTCTGGCACAAAGTCAACAGCGCCGTTTAGCTCAGCGACTGCCTCCATTGTATAGTTAACTTTATCGTCGTTTTTTGACGGATCAATTTTGTACCCCTCGCCTGGCGATGTCAGTCCCGAATAAGTTGGGGCAAGGTATAACCACTCCCCGTCCCACTGCTCAGAACGTGCAGAGAATTTGCAACCATTCAACACCCATGCGCCGCCGTCAAAGTATAATGTTTTGATTGCAGTCAGTGTGCCGCTATCTACCCAAGTGCCGCGAATCACTTGCAGGAAATCTTTATAGCAACCGCCCACAGCTGTGCCAATCATTTCGGTAAGCGTGCCATGGGTTACGGAATCCCAACCGCCGTACCAGTCGGCAGCAATAACGTCAGCCGTTCCATTGTAAGCGAATAAGGTACCGACGCCATAAATGTTATCCGTCACATAGTGGGCGATATCCAAATTTATCTCTGTGCTATTCAGCGCCGAGGTTGTGCTAGGGCTAAACACCTCTTCAATATCAAAAACAAAATCGGGGTTTTGGTATGGCGAGGCGTCAGCTAGTGCCAACTGCACTGATCCCCAAAATGGTTTGGTTGTGCTTGCCGTAGTTTGCCATCCGCTGCTTTTGGTGTAAGTTCTAACAACGCCGTACACATATTGAATATCCACATACAGGCGGTCGTAACCTGTTGGCGCAGTCGTGCACTGGTGCTCAATCATGTAACTATTCCACGTAGTTTTCTGCCCACGTGTATCGATGTTGGCCTCAAAGCCATTGCTTGCACTTGACCAGTAGCCGTCATTCTGCAAATAGGAAATAGTACCCGATGAATCGCGCAGGTAAATCCTGTATTGTATAATCGTTTTATTCTCAGTTTGTCCGCTAGGATAGGAACGGGTAAACTTAACCAACACCTTAATGCGCATCGGCACATCGTCGGGCGTGGTGCCTGTGGGAATGTTTAAGAATTCGGCAGCGAATAAGGTATCAGATTGATTCTGGAAAGTTCTGTACTTACTACCTGCAAGCATGCGGCTAGTGTTTACTCTTACCAACTTTGCAGCGGGCTGGTAATATAGCGACGGCTTGGCTGCCCATTGCGGGCGTGGGCTTGCAAGTGTTTGCCTGTGCGTATAGCTGCCAGTAGTTTGATATTGTAATGTATAAGAGTAGCGGCGATAGGCGAGCGTAGTATTAAAATACCCGTTCACTGGCACCATCCAATATCCTGCCATCTCATGAATGAACCGCACCTGCAATGCGGCGCAAATCTGCTCCATCGCCTCGGCGCAGGTCATCATATTACTATCGGCATAATAGGCCGCATCCACGTCCACCGCTCTGACGTCCTTCATTGGATCAAACGATTTCACAAACGCGTTGAGGTTGGCCTTCAATAAATCAATTCCTTTGCGGCTTGCCTCTGCGTTGTAGATCAGTGCAGCATCATAGAAATAATTTGTGTTAATCCCCAAAACTACCCAGTACTCGCTTAGCTCAATCTGCTCTAAACACTTGCGGAATAGGTAGGCCAAAGTTATACGGCCATCGGTAAACCAAAGGTCAGAAACCCGAAACCCTTTTAACAGTTCTAGACCGTCAACTGCTGCCAGTGATATTTGTGTTTTGGCTTGGATGGCCTCGCGCAGTCGTGTCATTTGGTCGGCAACAACTCGCCCAATCCAAATAGGCACATCTTCACGATACACAATCATTGCCCAGTTATTCTCTGCCTCTGTGCTTATGCTTAGGAAATCTGCGAGCACAGTGTTATTTGGCATCACCCATTCGGTAGTACAACGTGATGGGCGCAGGAATGATTCATAGGTTGCGCTCCCTTCCCCTGCCCTTTCAATCTCAAAGCCATTGCCTGCAAGTTGCAACTCTGTGCCTGAGGTGGTGCTACCGCTTGGCGCATCCCATAACTCAACTCTGTAATCTATATCTTGCACGCTCTTAAAAGAGCCGTAGTAAATCCTTGCCATTATCCGCGTTTGCTATCTGTGTTATATCGGTTTAATACTATTGCCAAATCCCTGCCGCTTATGGTTGTGCTCGCCACAAATCCGCTCTGGTTGTCGGTCTTAATTAAATTGCGCAACTTGTCAAGCGGTGCAATAACTTCTGGGTTGGTTGACGCCCCTGGGTACTCTCCCATCAAACCGAGTGTTTGGCCGCTAACAATTCCGCCCGCCGCAAACGCTGTTGGCTGTGGCCCTTTGTTCAGCATGCTTGTAATCACAACCGAACCCGCAATCAAAGCAACACCCGCAGCCGCCGCAGCTATTGGGTTTTTGATTAGCAATTCCTTAAACGCTTTTGATGCCGTCGCCGTTGCAATCAATGCCTGCCCGAATGATTTCATAAAGCCAGCCACCGCAGTTAGCAAGCGCTTGCCAAATGTTTCGAAGGTGTCTATTTGGCCTGTAAGCAAATCGCCTATCATAGTACCAAAATCCTGCAACCCTTGGGCGGTGAGTTGGTTGAATGCTTGGTTAACTTGTTCCATGGACTGCTTTACACGCTCCTCGTATTCAAGT